TAAGCGAGATGCTTATATTTCTCAAGAGACTCCTTCGGGGGTCTCTTTTTTTGTCTAAATATTTGTAAAAGATTATGCCAAAGAAATATGATAGGGTAACGACTGGTACAAGAAGAGTTGTAGAGTATATGACTGGGACTAGTCCATCTTATAATGGTTTGTTTAAGAAATTAGGAGTGGATGGCAGAAATAAAGAAAATGGTAATAAATTAATAACAATTGAAGCAAAACCAAAAGGAACTATTATTAAAATTGATTATCAAACTAAAGTATCTGATACCAAAATTAAACAGATCTGGGAATCCTTAGCTGCTAAGTATGGTCTTGTCGAAGGTCCAATAAAGGGAAGTAAATATACATCAGTTTGGATTGGAACAGAAGAAGCAGAAAGAAATAAGAAAGAAATAAGATTTGAAAAAACCAAACCAGGAGGTGGTGGTGTTATTCCTACAGACATACAAGAGAAAGGAGCAACAATTGTACTTACTCATGCTTTAAAAAGTAAAGGTGCAAAATTTAAGAGTGATAAAGATATTAGAAATGACAAAAAAACATGGGCTGAATTGAGTGAATGTTTTAAAGGATGGGAACATAGAATAGATGGTTGGTTATGGACATATTATCAACAAAATAAAAATTTCTTTGATGCATATTCATCAGGTACATGGGCTCCATTTGAATTTGGGAGTCAAGATTTTGTACAATTCTTCAAAGATCATATGGATCATTTGAATAGAGACTTTAAAAATCCAGATGGAACAGAACCTGCAGGAAAATATGAAACGTGGAACCCTGCTGACATTTGGGCGGTTAAAAGTGGTAGAGCATCTAAGTTAAAAGCAGATATAAAAAAAGCAATTCCAGATCCATCTCATTTATTAGAGTTAAATAATTTATTAATTGAATATATGGAGAATAAAGAACTTGTTGGTATATCTCTTAAAAAAGTAAATTATCCTAGAGAAGCACAGATACATTTATATAATGTTTCAACATCTCCAATACTAAAAAAACTTAAAGAATTTAGTAAAATTGAACAATATGATATGAATGATATTAAATTTGAACCTGATAATATTCTTGCACTTAATTCTGTAACAACTTATATTAGACTTGGACCAAATAATAAATTTTCAATTAGTATTACTAGATCAGGTAATAATATAAGTTTTACTGCACAAATAAAAAGAACCCCTGATGCTCAAGGAGGGCAAACACCTATCAATCAAGTTCTTAAACTATTGAAGAGTGATGATTTTAAGAAGAATCATACGGATTATCCTCAAGATGCTGATGCATTTATGTCAAAACCTAATGAAACAAAATATAGAAAAATGTATAATTTAGTTTCCAAACATGCTAAAGATAAGAGTAAGATACTGAAATGGAATGATTGGCAGCAAGAAGTAGAATTTCTTTATTCCAAGGATGAAAGAGATGCAAAGGTAACTTTAATGCAATTAAGTTTTTGGTATGCTGCACTCGACAAACATTTAAAGGATCCAGAGTTTTGGACAGATATGCTTTACTATGGAATGAAAATAACATCAAAAGGAGAGTTCGCTCCCCATGCAAAGATCTCATAGTCACCTAAATATTTAAAAAAGTGGAATGGCTAGTATATACGATAATCAGATAAAGAATAGAAATTTTTTATCTCCTACTGGGTTTAAATTTATTATGAGTAAAGCACCTAAGGTGTCTTTCTTTGGTAATCAGGTTAATATACCTCAGATGACTCTGGGTGTTGCTGAACAACCAACATACTTAAGAGATATTCCTTTACCAGGAGATAAGATTCAATTTGAAGATTTTACTTTAAGATTTTTGGTTGATGAGGATCTATCCAATTATATGGAAATTTTTAGTTGGATAAGGGCATTAGGTTTTCCAGAAAGTTTAGAAGAGATTTATGCTTGGCAAAAGAAAGATTTTGATATAAAACAACCCACCAAAACCCAAGAAAGTTTTTATTCAGATGGAACATTAGAAATTTTAACTAGTTCTCAAAATCCAAACTTTAAAATAAAATTTGAAGGTTTATGGCCAACAACATTATCAACTTTAGAATTTGATGCCACTGATGAAGACATCTCTTACTTGACAGCAGACGTTACTTTCAAGTATACTCTATTTAATATCACCAATTTATCTGGCACTAAATTATGAGTGTAACTCTTGATTCTATTCAAGAGATGTGGGAAAAAGATGCAGAAATAGACAGAGATAATCTACACGATGAGTCATTAAATATCCCCTCTCTTCATGCGAAGTATTTTGAATTATATAATACAATTTTTTTATTAAGAAAGAAAGCAGAGCAACAAAGAAAGAACATCCGTCATGAACGGTATGAGTATTTTAGTGGGAAAGCAGACCCAGAAGTATATGCTGAGAACCCATTTCCCAAGAAGATAAGGGATAAGGATACTATGACTAAGTATCTTGATGCAGATGAGAAACTCTCTAATTCAAATTTAAAGATCGATTACTATGACACCATGCTGGTATACTTGGAAAGTATTCTTAAGGTAATTCAGAACCGAACGTATCAAATTAAGAATGCAATTGAGTTTATGAGATTTAATTCTGGACTGGGTTGACAGGGGTAGATAAATACCCATAGATGTATGGGTCTATGTGATTGACAGTACAGCCAATCTTGTTATATCTAAGGCAAACGAAGTATTTTTAAAAATTGATTCAGAACCTCATATTGAGTATGAGTTAAGAGATCACTTTACCTTTGAGGTAGAAGGTGCAAAGTTTATGCCTCAATATCGAAATAGGAATTGGAATGGAGAGATCCACCTATTTGATTTGAGGACAAAGAAGATTTATGTAGGATTGTTGGATAAAATAATTGCGTTCTGCGAAAGACACGATTATACATATAAGTTTGCGGATAATGAATATTATGGTTCTCCATTTGAAGTTAATGATGGGATATCATATGCTGGTGTAAAAGATTATATGAGTTCTATTTGCAGTCATCAACCAAGGAAATACCAAGTAGAGGGAGTATACGATGCCTTAAGACATAATAGAAAGCTATTGATATCACCCACTGCTTCAGGCAAATCTTTGATGATTTACTCTCTTGTAAGATATTATGTTGAGAAAGGACAAAAAATCCTTTTAGTTGTTCCAACGACATCTCTCGTAGAGCAGATGTATAAGGACTTTTTAGATTATGGTTGGGATGCTGAGTCATTTTGCCACTTGATATATGCAGGGAAAGAAAAAACAAATGAATTGCCAGTTACAATTACTACGTGGCAATCAGTATATAAACTAGAAAGATCTTTCTTTGAAGATTATAATGTAGTTATAGGAGATGAAGCTCACCTCTTCAAAAGTAAGTCACTTATATCTATAATGACTAAGTTACATCATGCTAAGTATAGATTTGGATTCACGGGAACTTTAGACGGCACACAGACGCATAAGTGGGTCTTAGAGGGATTGTTTGGACCATCATATAAAGTAACCAAAACAGAAGAATTAATGAGACAAGGACATCTTTCTCAATTAGATATTCAGTGTATTGTTCTTAAACATCCAGAAAAGAAATTTGAAACCTATCAAGATGAAATAGAATATCTTATATCTCATGAACAAAGAAATAAATTTATTAAAAATCTTTCTTTAGATTTAAAAGGAAATACTCTTGTTTTATTTTCTAGAGTTGAAGCACATGGACAGGTGCTTTACGATTTAATAAATAATAATAAAAAAGGTGATCGTAAAGTATTTTTTATTCATGGTGGTATAGACACCAGTGAAAGAGAATTAGTTAGAGAAATTACAGAGGAGCAATCAAATGCGATTATTATTGCTTCCTATGGTACTTTCAGTACTGGGATTAACATTAAGCGGTTGCACAACATCATCTTTGCGAGCCCTTCCAAGTCTCGTATTAGAAACCTTCAGTCAATCGGTAGAGTTTTACGAAAAGGTAAAGACAAAGTAAAAGCAACTCTATATGATATCTCTGATGATTGTACATATAAATCTAAGAGAAATTATACTCTTAATCATCTTATTGAAAGAATTAAAATTTATAACGAAGAAAATTTTAACTATGAAATAATTACTATTCAACTAAAAAAATGACAACTATCTGGGAAGATCTAAAAAACTGGGCAAAGAGAAAGGAGGCAAAGGTATGATTGAGGAAGATTTTTATGCCACACTTAAATTAAAATCAGGAGAAGAAATCTTTTGCAAGGTAGCTTCTACTGAAGAAGAAACTGAAATTATGTTATTAGTTTCTAATCCTATTATAGTTCATGAAGTAAAGGGAAGGGTTGGAATTATAGGTTATAAAATAGAACCGTGGTTAAAAACTACTACTGAAGATATGTTTTTAATTAATATAAATGATATACTTACGATGTCAGAATCAAATGATATAGAGATGATTACTTTACATGAAAATTTTGTCAAAAATAATAATGGGTCTTCAGATGGTAGTAGTAAATATAAACTTGATAGAAAAATGGGTTATATATCAACTATTAATGATGCTAAAAGTATTCTAGAAAAAATATATAAAACTAAGTAGCTATTATTTCTGAAACTCCACAGAGTTATTTTACTGGTCATTTGGTAACTTGTCAAGTCTTAAGATAAATGTTATACTATCTACATAGTAGTGATAAAGACTTATGGCAATAGGACCAATGGCTAAAAGAAAAAGGTCAGAACACTATGTAAATAATAAAGAGTTTCTTGCTGCTTTAATTAAGTATGGTGAGGATGTTGAGATTGCTCGACTACAAGATAAACCCAAACCCGTTATACCCAGATACATAGGTGAGTGTTTTTTAAAGATTGCAAATCACTTATCATTTAAACCAAACTTTGTTAATTACATGTTTAAGGAGGACATGATCTCTGATGGAATCGAAAATTGCGTTCAATATATACATAATTTTAATCCTGAGAAATCCCGTAATCCTTTTGCTTACTTTACGCAAATTATACATTATGCATTTCTCCGCAGAATACAAAGAGAGAAACGCCAGTTAGAAATTAAGAATAAGATATTGGAAAAATCTGGATATCAAGAAGTCTTTGATGATAGTAATCAGATTGACGGATCTACTTATTCTGATTATAATTCGATTAAAGATAATGTTCATGCCAAGCTTCGTAATAATTGAATGAAGATTGCCATCATAACAGATCAGCACTTTGGATGTCGTAAAAATTCAAAACTTTTTCATGACTATTTTCTAAAGTTTTATCAAAATGTATTCTTTCCTACTTTAGAGAAAGAAGGTATTACTACGGTCATTGACATGGGTGATACCTTTGATAGTAGGAAGGGTATTGATTTTGCTGCATTGACATGGGCTAAAGATAATTATTTTGATCGTTTAAGAGATATGGGCATAACAGTCCATACTATTGTTGGTAATCATACAGCATATTATAAGAATACTAATGATATAAATGCAATAGATTTGTTGTTGAGAGAGTATGATAATATTCCTGTTTATCCAGAAACTACTCCTATAGAAGTAGGTGGTTTAAGTATTCTCCTTGTACCTTGGATTAATAGTGAGAATAAAGAGAAGAGTGTGGCGATGATCAAGAAGTCAAAATCATCTGTGTGTATGGGACATCTTGAGTTAAATGGATTTAGAGCAACTCCAGGACATATGATGGAACATGGAATGGAGTGGGATATATTTAAGAAGTTTAAAAAAACATACTCTGGTCATTATCATTGCAGATCGAATCAGGATAATATTTACTATCTTGGTAACCCTTATGAGATGTTCTGGAATGATGTTGATGATGAGAATAGAGGATTTCATATATTTGATACAGAAACCTTAGATCACACACCAGTCAATAATCCATATAGACTTCATAAGATAATTTACTACAATGATCAAGATCACCAATTGTTTGATGCCAGAGAATTGGAGAATAAAATAGTTAAGGTAGTGGTAAGAAAAAAGAGTAATGCAGTAAAATTTGAAAAATTTATTGATAAGTTGTATAATGCTAATGTGGCTGAATTGAAGGTTGTGGAGAATTTTATTCTTCATGATGCTGAAGATTTTGAAGCCTTTGAATCTGAAGATACTCTTTCCATCCTTAATAGGTATATTGAGGAAGCACAGGTTGATCTTGATAAATCCAGAATTCAGAAAATGATTCGAGATAACTATCAAGAAGCCTGTGAGTTGATATGATGTTTATCTTAACTGTTGAAGGAAAAGAAATGGAGGGGGCGTATGCTGTACACTCCAAGACTGGAGGACAAATTTTATATATTTTTGAAGAAGAAGATGATGCTGATCGGTATGCTATGATGTTAGAGGATGAAGGTTATCCTAATATGAATGTAGTAGAAGTGGATGAAGAATTGATGATTAAAACTTGCCATATTCATGGGCATGAGTATGCCGTTATTACTAAAAATGATATTGTAATACCACCTGAAAAACATGATTTTATTTGAAAAGATTCGCTGGAAAAACTTCTTAAGTACTGGTAATCATTATACTGAGATTAATTTCACTGGAAATGCAACCACTCTAATTATTGGTGCGAATGGGGCTGGTAAGAGTACGGTATTGGATGCTCTTACTTTTAGTTTATTTGGTAAACCATTTCGTAAGATTAATAAATCTCAATTAATCAATCAAGCAAATGAAAAGGATTGTAAGGTAGAAGTAGAATTTTCTATTGGTGATATTGAATGGAAGGTATTAAGAGGAATAAAACCAAATATATTTGAGATTTGGAAAGATGGTAATTGTTTAGATCAATTTT